AAGGTAGTTCACCAGCGCCAGCGTCTCTTCGCGCTCCAACTGCTCCGTGAGCGGCTGCATCGACCCCGGAACAACGTGTATTTTGAACCTTGCCTTGAACAAGTCGGCTGTAACCGCCTGCAACACCGGGTCGTTTTCGTCGCGGCCCATGTTAATCAAGAAGTTTTCGGGGGTGTATCTCTCGTCAGCCATTATGCGTAAGGTGTTGTGTGCTATAGTCTTAAACACCTCCGCAATGGCCGACTGCATCCACTCGCGGTTCAACTGACCGAAGCCAGCAATCAGCGACGACTCCGTAGCCGTCCTTGCCGGGCCACCACCAAGAGCCATCTGCGACACCTGCAAAATTTGCTCTTCGTAGTTCCTCATGTCGGACTCAAGGCCAAGCTGGTCTTGCGGAACAGAGTCCATCGGCATACCACGGAAGGCGCTATTGGGATCTTCGACCCATGCGATAACGCCGTCCTCGCCCTCGCGTATGCGGTCCTCAAGGCCTTCGTTCCGCTCACGCTCCTGCCTGCGTCCCAAGATAATGCGGGCACCACGCTTAACGTGATCTACCCTCCGCGACACCGACTCCGTAATGACCAACTGCGAGTCTTCTACGTAAGCCATAGGCGGCAGACCATAGAATGATTCGCCCGGCATATCCATGCGGAGGGGTATGTAGGGAAACCCGCCCTTGACTATGTAACCACCCGTGGGCGAGAAGTTGCCGGTGAGCAGTGGCCTACCCGTCTCCGGGTCCGTACCTGCTGTCTCGGTCTCGCCGTCCAAGAAGGGATGCGGTATCGACTCTATGGGATTATTGATCCCCTGTACAAAAGTATGCCGCATACGGTGTGTGCGGTCATGTATCTCATACAGGATGGTCATACGCCGGTTTTCTACCGACTCTCGCAACGCCTCAAGCTCGTCGTTGTCACCGAGAGGCGACCCGACCATGTCAGACAGCATCTCCTCTTCGCCATCCGTCATGCTAACAGGAGTAATATTACTGCGGTTATCAAACCGGGGGTCGTTTTTAACGAACTCCACCGGTACCATCATCTTCTCTATGACGTATTCGGCGTAGGCAAGGCTCTGGGGTGGGCAGTTGGGGTCTACAAAGATATTAAAGGGCGATATGCGCCGTACAAACGGCATATCATCCTCCATCGCGTCATTGGCGATGTATGGAGTGATATTATCGTCACCCGCCGGGTTGTGACCCATCTTGAGCCACCCCACATAGCAATAGAGGGCGTCAAAGGTCTGTTGACGCACTTCGGGCATGACATTCATCAGATCAAACGAGCTATTAGCCGTCCGCTGATAAATCTCCGCCGCGAACTCCATGTTGCTGTCTTCTACGTTGAAGAAGACTTCGGGATACTTGAATGTAACCGAGGCCATGATCTGGCGCGTCAGCGGGTAGAAGCGAGAGACCTTGCGTGGCTTTACCTTGCCCAACTGTAGGTCTTTGAACTCAAGCGCATAGGCCTTGAGCAGTCGCCGCCACATACGGTGCTTAGGCTCGTAGTACTTCTTACACGCTTCTATCTGTCTATGCCAGTATGAGGTGTCTCGGGCATTCATATGTATTGGCTTGCCTTAAACTGGTCTCGAAGACCCTTGAGGACCGTTTCGCCTTGAAAGTCTATGATCTCAGGCTTTTCAGGCTTCTCGTAGGGCTTCCATGCGTGGAGAGCCACATAGCGCCATTCGTCGGCAGCGTGATCTTCGGCACGGGTGTCCAAGTCCTCCGCATTGTTACCAGACCTCGGCAACTGCGGTACAGTGCGCGAGAAGTTCTCGTTCCACCCTCCTGCAAATATGTAGAAATTTTTTCTGTAAAGCAAATCCTTGCAGACACGCCACCCAGCGACCCTATCGTTATTAGCCTTAATGAGATACAGGTTTTCATCCATGAAGAAATCGGCTGGCGCACGCGAGTAGGCCTCCGACAGCCTTCGTGTAACCCACATCGACGGATCACTGAAGACCGCCTCTGGTAACCGGCCTTGGGTGAAGGGGCAGGTGTCTATAAGGTCACGAACTCCTCTTGCGTGTTCCGTTGCCGTCGCATCCGCTTGATAATACTCAGCAATCCGTATAAGGCGATCATCGAAGTCGCAAGTATAAAGCCCGAAACTCGTAGGACTCGCTTCGCCGTAATCCAGCCCCCCGTAGATCGGCCAATCGACGGGAATCTCAAATGGCTCAATGTGAAGCTCCTTATCGTCCCACATTCCAAAGTACTGGCCCACAAAGGCGTCCCAATCGCCATCGAGCCATGCTTTTACCAGTTGCTCGTCACCATGTGCCTGCGAGCGTAACCGGCCCTCGTAACCGGGGTCGTTGGTTACAAGGATCTTGTTGTCGGTTACACGGGAGGGTATAAACATCCTCGTCATGTCGGAGATGTCGTCCACAATGACCTTGTGGCCCTTTTTGCCCTCCCCCTCAATGCTGAAGTACTTCTTAACCGCTTGATGTCCGATACCACCGGGGTTGCCGGTGCTGCGGATACGCTTTACCGGGACGTTGGCCGCACTTCTCAAGCAAGCCTTCATCATGTGGTAATGCTTCAGGTTGCTCCATGTAGGAAGCTCGTCGAACCCGATCCAAGTGTACTGGTGGCCGATATACTTGTCGGCATCCACCTCAGACTCCATGTGGCGTAACCGCAAGAAGGCACCATTGGGGAAATGCCAAGTCTTGGTGCCTACCCGGTACTCTGCGCCGGGAAACATCCCATAGAATAGCTCCTTGGACCGCATCTCGATCTCTTCGAGGTCTGGGAAGTTCTTGCGGAACAGGATGCCGCGCCATGCCGTACCATATTCATTGACATCCGAGGCGTAATCTCCGAGAAGAAAATCCGACTTACCACCGCCTCTCGCCCCGCCAAAGAACAACTCGTCCACGAACCCCGCCGTACGTATTGCAGCCTCCTGTGGCCCGGCCTGTGGCGTCCACGTCGATTCTGGGTTAATCACTGCGCTCTCCACTGGTAACCGCTGCGCCCGTACCGCCAGCCAGCGCCAGAGCTTTCATAACATCTTTCACTCCGCGCCTCCATGTGCCGACGTTTTGAGGCGACTTTATCGCAGAATCGTCAAAAATGATCATGGAGCGGTCATAGTGTTTACTGGTCTTTCGTAGCTCCAAGTTCGCCATCACTTCTTCCGCGTCTCTCAAAGAAGAAAAGTATTGAATATTGCCCGTTTCCCGGTCTATAAGGGCCGCCTGCTTGGTCTCGTCCAGTTTTCTGTCTCCCAAGAGACGCTTATGCTCTGGGAACAGGTCGGCCCCCCCGTGCTTTAAATCGGCAATATTAATCACCTCAAAGCGCAACCCTTCGCTCTGGTTTGGGTACTCTATGCTGTCGTAACCCTCCGACTTGAGGTACTCTCGCAAGGTGTCGGCATCACGCTCCTTTATGTCTTTGGGAACATTGTGCCCATATCCTTCGACCTCCAGTGCAGGCGGTGGCGTTTTTAGCTTGCCCTCGCCATAGGCGTTGGTTAGAGCCGTCTTGACGTTTATATGGTTCGTCCAATCCCCAACGTCAACATCGAGTACGAGCGGATTCTCGGCACGTACAAGGTATTTACCGACATTAGGCGTGATGTTTTTCTCTCCATATGGCTCTACCCGCTGACCTGCTATATCCCACGCTCCGTGCTGCGGCGAAGTTTTAGCGCCCGGCAACCACATATCAGCCAAGCGATCATTGGCAGCCAACGGCCCTTGTCCCATATGAATGCCAAGCTCACCGGGCGACTTGCTCCTACTAAATCCCTTAAATGCCTTGCCCGATCCGTGGTACATCTCTCGGACATTGCCCATATCACCACCCGCCCACCTGAGAAGGTTGGCAGCATCTTCCTCTGGAGTAATGGCCTCGCGGGCCTCGCGCAGCTTGTCTATCTCACGCTGGGGCTTTGATATGTTGGTCTGTATATGCCGGGGGTTGATCGGCATGTTCTGCCTCAGAGGCTCACCCCTTGGGCCATAATTCACCCATTCCGGCTCGTCGTAGCCACCGAATAGGTCTTCCATCTTTGCATAGTACTCTTCGTTGGATATGTCTCCGCGCCTACGAGAGTCCTGCAAGGCGTTTACCTCGTTAGAAAACGACGGCACAGCCTGCTTACCCTCGTATTTACGCTTTATTTCGGGCGAAAATAGGCTCTTTATCTGCTCCCATGTAACCGATTGCAGCATCCTTGGCGGTAAGCCCAAATTATCCGCCACAATGCGGTA